TATTTATTTATAATTACTCCTCTTCACCCGATTCTCTTGCAGCTGCAGCATCACCACTAATCTCATCAGCTGCTACTGCTACTGCAGCATTTACTTCATCATCTGCTTCTTCAGGTGGTTCACCAAAAAGTGAATTCGCAGCATTTGGACGATGAGCATCTACCCTTCCAGCAGACTTTGCATAAAGTACATCTTTAATTTTATCGCTAATTTGAGATGCAGAGTCATCTGCTGCAATCATATCCATCAAATCATTAGTAATTTCAGGCATTGTAATAAATTTATTATTTGGACTAGTAGTATTTATACACTATCTGTGTTGCTTTTATGATAATTAAACTCTAAAATCATTCTATTTAGTGTGCCCTTCATCTCAATTACCGCTTCCGTAGGCTCAGGAAGTTCTTTTTTAGTCTTATCAAACTCCTCTACCCTATGATCAAGATAGAATGTTACTGCATTATGAAGCATACGAAGATGGCGAATATCCCAATCTACTCTTACAAATGGATTCCCATCTTCGTCATGGGGCATTAAATCTCCCCGCCTTTTGGCATACTCTTGGGTTTATCTTCTAAAACTTCTGTTTCTAAATCAGGAGCTGCAACTGGTGCACCTAAATCCATACCTTCACCACCACCATTCATCATAGGATCATCCATTAATGGAAGTCCAGTTTCAGGGTCAATAGTAGAAGGATCTGGAATAGTTCCGTCTGCAATTTCCTTCTTAATCTGAGCATCTTGTTCGATAATCTCTTCATCAGTTTGATGAAGTACTTTACGACGTACCCAGTCTTGTGAGAAATACTTTCCTATATACGGTTGGACTCCTTCTAGACTACCCAACCTCTCATTTAGAAGCTCAGCATCCTTTAATTCTGAGAAATGATTGTCATATAAGAAGTCATATTGGATATGCTCACTCATGACTTCCCAGTCTTCTGGAGTGATTATATTCTTCAAAAGTAGCTGAGTTTTCAGCATATCATTGAACATATTTGAGAATCTTCTCCTCAAACGTCCAACAAACTTAGTGAATTTAAGTTCATCCCGTAGTATTTCTGATGAACGACCTAAGTTGAATCCTCCCTCTCCATCCATTCTAGATGGTGGAACATTGAGTGAACGGTATAGTTTTTTCTTGAAATAGTCAATGTCAGTGATTTCTCCAAGGTTTTGACCTCCAGGAAGAGTAGTAATTTCAGTACCACGTCCTCCTTCCCGTCTAGGTAGCCAGAAATCTTCCAGCATCGCCATATACTTCTTGTCATCACGAATCTCTCCAGTTGATGCATCGTAAACTAACTTGTTACGATACCTCATCATTACATCACGAAGGTATTGTTCTGCCTTAACTTTAGGTAGATTACCAACATCAATATAGAAAATTCTACGTTCTGGTGCTCTTGATAGTCTATAAATTACAAGACTATCCTCAATCATACGTAATTGATTGACTGCCTTAATTGCTTTGTGAAGATAAGAAAGTACAGCACCTTTATTTCTATCTACTAATCCACTAGTAGTATAAGAAATAGCATCTTTTGCTATTTTAATTCCTTGACTAGCACCAGTAGCATTCATATTACCTGTAGGGTAAGATGCTTTTGGATTGTAAATGAAATACTCTTCAATCTCTGGCCATTCATAAGCCATCGGATTGTCATTATTAGATCCTTGAATCTGTCTAAGTTTATCTTCAGGCTTTTTCTTTTGCTTACGAATATGACGCATTTTCATTGCATCAATATAACGTAACTCTTGCAATCCCTCTTGTGGATTCTTTAAATCAATTATTTTATGATAATAAATTCTTCCATCAACATACCAATTTCTATAAATCTCATGCGCCTTTCTATCAAAATCCATCAAGTCTACAATAAACTTGAATTCACTTCTAATTTTATTTTTAATACCATCGCTGGCATTTAAATTATCTAAGTCAAGTTTAACAGGAGCATCATTTAAATCAGTAACAATTGCTTCGTTTATAATATCTTCAATAGCACTATCCACCTCTGGGTGTAATGCCATTTCACGATATCTTTTAATAAGTTCAAACTCAGTACGATATACACCTTCTAAGTCTACATAAGAACCAAAAAAACCACTACTCATATAATGGTCAACCCCGTCCTCATCGTTAGGAGGAACGGGGGATACCGCTGTAGGAGATAATGGTTCGTTGTCCTCTATTGAGAACCCGAATAACTTAGTCATAATTTATTTCCGAGTACTTAAGACTTGCTATAGTATTTAGTTAGTCTTATTATACCACACTTTAGCCGTTAGGGGAATTACCCGCAACTACATTAAAGGTTTGAACTTGGAAATCAACTGTAAATTCTTCAATAGCATCTGAAGTATCATACGATAAATCAATTGCAGAAATTGCAGTTGGGAAGATATCAACGAATTCGTACTCTTTAAGTACTGCGTTGGAACCTCCGTTGTTATCCTGACTAGCTTTAGACGATCCTCTACCTAACTGGTAGACTTTAGCATTAGTCATGTAAGCTTCTGGACTAGTTGCTCCTATGTTGTTATCCAACTTAGAAATTTGATTCATCCAATCTTCAAAAGCAGTTCTGATCTTAAAGTCTTCGTCGTTAATTACAGTTATCTGCCAGACATCGAATGTCCGATCTCCTGCAACTTTAAAAATACGACCCCTGAACGGAACATCAATTTGTGCTATATTGGAAGCAGGTAATGCTGCTGCCTTACACAAATATCTAAAGACTTCCGCATCCCAGGTAATTCCTGCTGGGAGAGTAGTTAATTCTACCTCAAACAGATTGGGCCTTGCGCCGCCACCTACTAATTTTGATTTAAATTGAGAAAGAGTTTTATTTTCTCTGGATTGTGCCATGATTTTTTACCTCCTGTTGATATTTAGATTATAAAGTTAAACTCTACCAACCACTTCTTCAAAGTCTACACCAGTTCTGGTGGCGACGAAGGTGAGAGTTACGTAGTTAATAGACTTCGCAGGCTTCAGGAAGATGTCTGCTCGGAATTCGTTATTATCAATAACGTCAGGAGTATTGTTTGTACTATCACAAACAACGAGGAATCCATAGAGTCCTCTCTTCGCTTGAACATCACGGAGATATGGGTTAACAATGTTTCTAAAGTTTGCTCTTGTTAACTCATCATTTAACTCAAAGAGTTGAGCTTCAGCAGCCTTCTGTAATGCTTGTTCGATAGTTAGGAACAACCGGCGAACGTTGATACGGTCAAAAGCGGAAGCATAACCTAGAGCAGTCTTATCTCCAAAGAGAAGTGTACCCAATCCAGGTTGTGTAATAACCGCATTAACTCTTTGCGGATAAAGTCTGTCTCGCTGTGCCTTATTAGGATTGTATGCGAGTTTAATAGCGTTGTTAATAATACCACGCTGTTGTCCAGCAGGTGAGAACCAAGGATAAGCAACAATGTTAGTGCGGGTCATTAAACCTGCGATGTCAGCATTAGTTGGAATCCAACGGAACTTATTGTTGAACCTATCATAAGTGTACTTATAACCACTATCAAAAATGGCATAAGACGAAGAAGCAAGTGAACTAAAGTACTTAACTAAGTTATCTGTTTGGTCTGTGCTATTAGAAAGACCAACCAAACTTGCTCTATGTGGTCCGATTGTAGTAACACAATCTTTTCTAGAATTCGCTAGAGAGATGCAATATCCCGCTTTTGCTTGGGAATCGTACTCTGAATCAAATCCTGGACCCATAATAATATAATCAACTTCAATCTCATCCTTATTTCCAAACTTACCATAAGATGTGATAAGGTCTCCTAGTTCACACTTCATTCCACCAGCAGCAGAATAGTCAATACCACCAGTTAAGAGATAAGACTTGTTACCAATAGCACTATAAGTAACTCCCTGTGCATTAACGCCCCAGAGACTATCACCAGCAGTTACCTTAGTAAAGTCTGTTGAGAATCCAGTTGCAACTGGGTCAGTTCCCCAATAACCATCTATAGCATTGGATGGATTACCACCAGCATAAATGTATTCGGAATAGAGTGCCATAAAGGACTCGTACCATATCTTCTGAGGAGAATTGACTGCTGAAATAGCATCAAGTGCCTTAGAAAGACTGATATGCTTCTCAAGGATTGCACCTTGAATACCTGTTACATCTCCTAAATCATCAACAACTACAACGTGTAACGCATCGTTCTTACCTTTTCTGTCAAGAACATACTTGTTGGTAGTTGGCTTAGGAGCGATTTCCTTCCAATAAACAACCGAATTAGTGAGTTCTAATGTTTGAGCATCATACCAATCTGCTACAGTAGCAGGAGTATATGCTGTGACTGTACTGAGACTACCGGAGTTATTTACAGGCCAAACTGAATCGGATGTATCAAATGCCCCGAAGGAAGTTCCTTCTTGATAATCTGTGGCACTTAAAACACCTGCAGTAGAGACCCTCTGAGTAACCTTAACGTTAATAGTAGAACCACTATCAGTCGCATCAGTAGAAACACCAGTAATGATACCCTTCAGGTATCCGTTAAAAGTTTCTGTAGTTCCAAGTCCAGGAAGAATTGTATCAGCTGGTAATTGTGCGGTAACACCGTATCCAACTATAAAACCAGCACCCCTTAGGTTGTTGGTTGTAATACCAATTGTTTGGTCTGCCTGGTCATCAATAAAACAAACCTTTAAGTTATTTGCCCAAGAACCAGGGTTCTTAGCAGCATAATTGAAGTTTGTTGCAGTGCTATGATCATTCAAATAATCATCATAGTTGTCAATTCTACCACTGCCGGTCATAGTAGTATATGCTACTCCAACACCAGCATTAGAATTCTGTAATGTTGAACCAGCAGTTCTTACAACCTTTAGGACTCCGCCATAAGACAGATAGGATGCAGCACTCATCCAATATTGGTATTGGGCATCAGTTGATAGAGGCTTACCAAATGTATTGATAAGATCCTGTTCTGTCGTGATGTCTATTGCGTCATCAACTGGACCCATTGAAAATGGACCAGCAATTGCACCAATATTATCAAGTACGTTATCAGCTCTTCCTACTGTTAAGTCAACCTCCCTGGTCAACACACCAGGAGATAATTGAGGAGTCGCCATGTTCTTTTTCTCCGAATCTCAGATTAATCTGAAATTATTTATTAAAAGGTACATTTACAAGTACTCCCACATATAATTCATTCCACCACCTTTATCTCCATACTCATCAGTAAACCATCTATCACCATCAGCATCAACAAAACTAGTNTCATCCATTCCATCATCCATAAATCCAAANGGTGCCATATCTTGTTCAATCTGGTTCTTTTGCTCTTCATATAATCTCTTTCTTACATCCTGATCTGTTAATTCTTTAAAGTAATCCTGCGCTACTAACCANGCATANATGACTAANCACATNGCAAGNTCATCATTACAACCTTCCTCTGCCTCAAAGGAATTACTTTTCTGAATAAAAGTTGTAAGTTCGCTTAGTATCTCATAATCACTAAAGATTAATTTATCCGCTTCAATAATTGTCTTAAGGTTTAATGCCCCAACCTTTTTAACAGTCTTAGACATCTTGACTCCCAATTGAGTCTTCTTACCAGAGAATCCTTGACCAACAACTTGCCCTGCTCTTCCCCTCATAGATGCCATAAGAAGATTAACATACTCTAAATCATAATTCAGAATAGATGCTACCTGATCTCCAACATCATTTACTTCACAAAGAATAAATGCTTTATTATATTTGGTTGCTACCTCATATATTATATTAGGAAATAGCATAGGTTTAATTTCATTATTCCTATACTTAGCAACTACCTTATGGGGGAAGGTAGTTATATCAATCATCACAAATGCAGAATAATCTTTAACCACTCCACGAGCAACATCCACTGTCATTATATAATCATGACCCTCTTGAGGATCTTCATAAACATCTAACCCAGCATTACGCACCTTAGGATTTTCATAAACAAGAGTTCTTAATTTACTTGGAGCAATTAACGTATCAACAGATCCTAAGAATTCACATTCAAACTCAACTTTAAACTGTTGTTCTGATGTATTGGCAATAGTTTGTTCTCGCCACTTATCATCTCTTCCTGGTACTTGACTCCAATGAACATCAGTATGTACATATTCATTCTTCCCTCTTTCCGCATCGTGCCACATGCGGTAGAAGTGGTTCATTCCATGCGGCGTCGAGACAATAATAACTTTAGTACTCTTACCAGAAGTAATAGTAGGATAAACGGAACTAAAAAACGCATCAGCAATATGATTTGGAACGAATGCAAATTCATCCAAAAACAATATATTGAATGACATTCCTCGGACAGCTGAGGCAGATGTTGAAGCAGCCAAGATTTTGGATCCATTTTCTAACTCCAGTGAACCTCTATTCCATGATAGCACACCTTGCTGCATCCACTTAGGAACATTCTCATATGCCGTCTGTAAACGACCTAACANTTCCCTAGCAGTTGCTGCCTTGTTTGCAAGTATACCAATATTAACACTATCATTAAAAAGCAAATAATGCAAAAGATAAGATATAACAGTTGTAGATTTACCCGTCTGTCTAGGCATCTTACAAATGTTAAATCTCTCTCTATGAAAATTCTTAATTAAACCTTCCTGAAAATCATATGGTTCAAATGGCATTAAACCATGATCAAGAGTAACAATCTTTACATGCTTTTTAGCAAAATAAACAGGATTGGCTTTGCACCTCATAAACTCAAGAATNTGCTCNTGAGTAAAATCNTGAACAACGTTCGCTTTTTTTAGGTTCGGATTACCTAGATAAATTTCATCAGTTGGCATAATAACCTCTACATCATTTCGCCGTGTATATGTTTGGTTGAGTTATTTAACATAAATTTTCTATCATGATCTATTGTTTTTCTTGTCATATCTAAGATTTTTTGTAAATTCTCTGCTTTCTTCTTCAGTGCTTCGATTTGTTTATCGTCCTCCTGCTTGGACGAGTGGTTCTCCTTGGTCATAGTCGGATACTTGGTAAGACCAGAGTTTGGCACCAGGATAGACTTTCTGCAGCTGATCCTGTACCTCTCTGCGTGAGGGTACCTTAGTTGAAGGGAAGAACATTTGTATGCTGTAGCTCTTTCCTCTCCACCCAAGATAAGTGGTTAATATATTTCCTGTTTTTCGTGGGAGATTTGTTGTCTCTCCCAAGTCAACCCATTGTATTTGATTTTTGGGGGACTGTAATGGTTCTGGTGTAATGATATCAGTGAATTCATATTCAGTAGGTTTGAAATCATCTTTCCAGTTGGAAGTGTCTATATTCTCATTTACTTTATGGTGACTCTCTCCACACTCTATGCATGGATCCTGCCCACATTCTTCACATTCGCAATCCTGGTGGATTACTTTATCACCTACCTTTACATCATTTTCATTAAACCACCCACGGTTTACTTCTAATGCAAAAAGAACCGATGCATTAGAATACACAGGTTCTTTTCGTAAAGGCATTAATTCTTTTATACTCTCAATACAACCTTCCTCATCAATAAAAGCAATATCTAAAGGAATGGTAGTATGACTCATGTGAAAGGATTGTTGAGCAACCCTATCAAAAACAAAAAGCATCCCAGAATTTGTATCTAGATTTTCTCTAAACATCAAACCCGACTTAAACTCTCCAGGAGTTGTAGGGATTTCGATCCTAAGTGGTAGATCTACTTTCATGTATTTTAGACAACTTCACACTAATATTTAGGTAATTTAAGGTGTTACCGTCAATTCTATGGAGTCATCATCCATTTCCCACTCTTCTTCTACCTTCATACCCAACTCTTCCAATACAGTATGTACAGCAACTCTTGCGTATTGTTGAGGGGATAAATCATCACTAAACAACTCCTTCTTATTTACGAGTCCTTCTTTACTTATGCTGAATTTCATAATTTCTCATTATATACTGCGTTATTTATACTCTCCCCTTTACATCTCCCATAAATCTTGAAAACTGTTTCATAGTCCTATAATAGTTAAAGGATCTGAATAAACCGTCGCTATTCCTGCATTAGCATCAAACTTAACTCTATTACTCTCTAAATTTAATGTGGTCATATTACCAAGACTAGTACCATCACTAGCAATCCCCACTGCACCAGTGCTATTAACTTGGCTAAGCAATCTAGGCATTTGCAGTCTCCAATACAGAAAGAAGTACTTTCAACGTAGTATCTGCACCAGCACTAGCTTGAATAGAATCACTAGTCTCTAAGACTAATTTACCATCTAAAGGAATATANGCATCAGCAATAGGAACACTGGCTCCCTTAATTATCTCTGTAGTAGTGGAACTCCTTATATGAGACATAGTAAGAGTTGTAGAAGACGAACCATAATTGGTTACGTGAGCATATAAAATAATCCCAGTATAACCAGTCGGTGCAGTATAAACTGTTTGATCACTAGTAGTAAGGACCTTTGTATATGTTTTAAATCTATTAAGTGCGAGTGCCATATTAACTGAGTGCTAGGATAAACGGTGTCATTTCTGAGAATAAACTTTTACTGAAGGATCTTCCACTAATTGTACCAGTTTCTTGATTGATCTGCAAATCATCACCTATTCTAAAATTACCTGCTTGGTCGGTACTAGTATAAAGAACCTTTCCACCATCTTCACTAACAACTTCATTTGCTTGATTGGTTACACCACCACGTTTTGGAGTAGCAGTGACAATTTGATTACCAGAACCCACATATTCAAATGTATGAGAACTAGCAACAATTCTACTTCCCTGAGAGAAGTATGCTGTAGAACCAACTCCTACAGTATTAAGTAAATTAGAAGCAAGTGTTAATGTAGAAATTCCAGCCGTAACTGGGGTTGAACTATTTATTGTATAATAGATTGGTTGAACCGCCGCTGTAGCAGTAGCACCGGATCCACCCCCACCACTAATAGTAACATTAGGTGCTGAAGTATATTGACTACCACTACTGATAATAGTAATTGTAGAAACAGCATTACCACTCAAGGTTGCATATGCTGTACAAGTTTCTCCAGAAGGTCCTGTAGGGTTAGCAACAGTAACTCCCGGAGTCAAAGTATATCCACTTCCTCCATCTGTCACAGTAATGGTCTCAACAGTATTGTAAAGTGTGTCAAAATATGCTAATTGTCCATCATAAGGTCTATCTACATCTATTGATACTTTACCCCCAGAAACATATGAATGAGCAACAGTAGATACACCAACATTAATAGAGAAGGTTGTTGTGGATGGAATTGATTCAACTTCAAAAACATATGGCATCCTATATGGATATGTTTTAGTACCATAAGTACAAGTCATTCCTACACCCGAAACAGTAACACCCATCCCAACTAAGAAACCATGAGCAGCACTAGTAGTTACAGTAGCAATACCAGTTGTATAGTTATAAGCAAATCCAGAAATATCCTTTTCGGGAGTAGATACATTCACTTGTATATCTGCTTGAGATATTGAAGCAGATGATGTGACTATACCAGTATATTGTAAATCACTTGTTCCACGCGCAACTAATCCATAAGTACCAAAACTACAATTACTATTTGCTATATCTGCTTGACCACCCTTATCACAAGTAACTGCTTCATTACAGCAAATAGTGAAGAGAGAAACTAACTGAGCAAATCCACCGTTAGTAACAGCAACCCCAACACCACCTTGATTATACTGAGTGAAAGCATCAACATTCATTGCTTTCAATAATTGAGCTTGGTCACCATCAATATAAACTCCAGTTCCTGTAGTAGTATCACTTGTACAATTTTGAATATATGGACCTTTCCATTTGCCACCACCTACGTTTTCTGCTATTTCATCTCCTGTTGGGAAAGAAACAGCAGCAGCAGGAGCTTCATGACCTTTAAAAGTCATACTTGCTAACTTAGTTCCCTTTCTAACATGGAAAATATCACTAGTAGTTGTAAGACCACTTACTTCAACTGTTCTTTGGTCATCACCAACAATTGATACAAAAGCAGGAACTTCAATAGGATTAGATTCAGCATACTTACCCGAAAGAACTTTAATAGTAGTTCCTGATTGAGCAACACCAACTGCTCCAGCAATTGTTAATTTTGCATTATCAATTGATGTTCCATTCTTAGAATCATTACCATCCTTTGCCACATAAAGTACGTTTGGTGCGGAGTTAATACCAGTTGCCCCAGCATCAATAGTTACATTATCACCAATAGTAACTGCTGAGTTAGTAATAGTTACATCTTCATCACCAATAGTAATTTTGTTATTAATACCATCTATTTCAATAGAAGAAGTACCAACTGTTAAAATACCAGTTACTCTAGCATCTCCTTCTACTACTAAGGCAGTTGTAGCAGTTCCTGTTTGTACCCGTAGTCCACTTCTAAAAGTACCAAAACCAAGAGAATCTACATTCTTTATATTCTCCTTGAATATAGTTCCAGCAACTGAGATATCTCCATCAAATTTGGCAACAATAGTGGTTGTACCAGAACCTGTAGGTCCAACATATAAGGGAAACTCTGCTACTGCTGAACCAGTATTAATACCAACATACTTACTAGTGCTAACTCCAACAGAATTGGATGCCCAAGTACCAGCACCACCAACACTACCCACATCCCACATTGATGTGGTAGCATTCCATACTAAAGTATCATTATTTACTAATCCAGAGATATCAACATCAGCAAGATCTTTAAGGAATCCTGCACCACCACCACCGATGGTATATAACTGTTGCTCAACTCTATTAACAAATAATCTATAATTAGATGCTAAATCTTTTAAAGTTGCAAACTTTTGATCAGTTGCTGTAAGAGGATCTTTGCCCTGTTTTATTTTAGGATCTGGTCCTATAGGTCTTCCAGGATTAGTGCCACTTGCATACTTTGATTCATTTAATTCTTTTTGAGTTGTTTTTAACTCCTCAACAATCCTATAGAGTTCGGTAATATTAAGACCTTGCTCTTCTCTCTTTTTCTCTAAGTGAAATAAAGTCTTCTTTAAGTCAGTTATAGGATCATCATAATTCTTTGGTTGGGGAAGATTACTAATTTCTTCTTTTAACCCTTTAAAATACTTAGTGAGAGTTTCATTAGATTCTGAATTTTTTACATTAAACTCATCTATTTGTGTTTCAAGTTTCTGCTTTGTTTCGTTTAGTTTACTTAATACACTCTTCTTTAATTTTCTATCATCATCTTTAAATGATCTTTGATATTCCCATACCTTTACAGCAGACTCTCTTAATTCATCCCATATCTTTTCTTTGGTTTCTTTAAGATCTTCTGTTACTTTCTTAACTTCTCCTCTTCGTTCAAAATCTTTAACATCAAGACTTTCTGTAAGAGTATTGATATCAAAATCAAACTTAGTTTTAAGACCTGCTATATGGTCATTAACTTTAATAAAGTCATCATCAATTACACTAAAGGTCTTACCAATCCAAGTAAAATCAGGAACTTCATTTACTTCATTAACCCATTTAGGAAATGTAGGTATTGCCGCTTTAACCTGATCAACTGCTTCACATATTGCTTCTATCTCCCTATCATAATACTTAACTTCAGGTAGATTAGTTAACTCTGTCTGAAGATTATCAATTCTATCTTCAATAGCAGTTACTTGGTCATCATAATACTTTACTTCAGGAAGATCTTTAATCTCTTCCCTTACTAAGTCAATTTGTTCGCATATTGCTTCTACTTCATTATCATATTCTTTTGGTTCTGGAGGTTNAGGAAGACNANTTAATTCTGCTGCTAGATATGCAACCTGCTCAGATAACTTTTCTAATGGCTCATCATAATACTTAATTTCAGGAATATCAGGAATATCCCTTCTTACGTCATTAATTAGACGTATTACTTCTGTAAGATCCTCTGCATCTTCTATTACAGGTTCTTCTATTGTCTCTTCTACTATTTCTTCTTCCTTCTCAATGAACTCGTCAACGGAGGGTAAATTCTCTTCTTTTATAACCTCCTCAACTGATGGTAACTCCTCGTAGAAGTCATCAATTGACGGTAACTGTTCCGACATGGTATGAGTAAATTAAATACTTCGGGATTTTTCTCCCAAAGTTATTTATGCCCAAGCAGAGTCTAGATCACCAAACAATACATAATTGACCGCAGAACCTATCCCGGTTCCATTTGTAACAATATTTGGTCCTGTAACTGTAACTGCTGTTCCAGCATATATTGATTCTCCAGCGGTCAAAGCAAGTCCAATCTTAACCTTATTAGTAGCAGTAAAAACTTGTGTGACGGGAGCATCAGTAATAGCAGCACCAACTGTTATAGAATCCCCAATCCCAATTCCTGTAATAGAGTTTAAAGTAAATTCAGTTGTTCCAATTCCCGCAGTAGATCCAGCAGAAATAGCAGTATTTAAAGTAAATGTCTGATCTATTGTAGTTGGAGAATTAATCTCAACAACAACCTTCTCCCTATCCATCATCAATATAGGATAGGATGGTAAATCCCAGAGATAAGTTTCTCCAGATTCTAAACTTTTCTTTAATAACTTATAAGCAGTTTTTCCAATTCCCTCCACTTCTTCCCAATGGGGATAAATGTATAAAGATGAAGTACAAGTTCCTAACCCCGTATTATGCATTAATACAGATCTAAGATAGGTTGTAGAACTAACTCCTCCTCCACCAGCAAGCTCAGTGATACCAACCGTATAGATACCAACAGTATTGATACCTGTAAGAGATACAATAGGTGTTAATTTATTTTGTGTTGGCATCTTCTTTCTTAATTAATTTTGCTAGATCAGCAGTAGAACCAACGAAAAGTGCATTAGTAACATTTGAAGGACCCTTAGCAACTTTCTCCTCCTCAACATCCTTCAGTTTCTTCTGAAGATCCATTAACTTATCAGTTGCATCAGATACACTCTTAATTAATTGACCAGCAACTTCATATGCTCTGGGCATTTCACTTTCCTGAGCAAGTTCAAGAATGCCGTTAATTGCTTCTTGTCCTTTTTCAATGATAGAGTATAGATTGCCTCTTGTATACTCATAATCTTTGTCAATATCATCTTTAGTCAATCTATCAGGTTTTTTCCTTTCCACCTTAGTAGGTAACGTTTCTGTAACAACTTCTGTTGCTACATTAAAGGCATCATCTAATTGATCAAACTTCTTTGTCATTTTCATGTAATCGTTCCATCAAATCCAAAGTCATCACCCAGTGGGATAAGGTCATTATCTGCCACCGTAATCCCCTTAACAGGATCACCTCTAAGATGTGAGATAATACCAGTTCCGTCTTTTCCTCTTTCTACTGTTATCTTCTTAGTACCCTCATCAATTTTAGTAACATAAAGTTCTTCACCACCAAGATCATAATATTTCTCAATACTCAATCCACTAACATCTTCTAGAGGAATAACAACCTCTGTAATCCCAATATCTTCAGTTAGGGTAGTAATAATATCTCCAGTATAATCCTTGATTGCTCTTGGAGTAACTGAATATGAAATATCTCTTTCGACAGACTTGGAACCACCAGCAAGATAATTGACAGTTGTCTTCTTGATGATATCTGCTGTAGCACTGGAAACAGGACCGAATAGATATGTTTTTGCTGTAAATCTTAGAGTATAAAGAAGAACTCTTCTCTTATCAAAGTCTCCTTCATAATCATCTTGCATTGTAATATTTTCTAATATAATTGGAATATCTCTTTTCTCTTTAATTCCAGAAACTAATTGTACTGATAGATTATATGCCGGTTGAAAATATGGAAGTATCTGTTCTACAATCTGTAATGCATCATCATTCAACTTACACATAACAGCAAGTTCAAATTGCATATTATAAGGAACAGGCATGAAAACCTTTTTAGTCTCAGTATTATTATCAGGATCTTTTACTAAAATCTGTTGAGTTGTAGTAACTTTTCTACCTGGATCATAAGTTAACCCAGTAAACTCAAATGACATCCTTGGCAATGTAATTGCTGTAGCTTTGTTTAAGTCGGGTGATTGTGTGAGTCTTGCCAGGAACTTCTGAGTAGGCCCATATGCCAAAGGAACCTTAGTTACATTTACATCAGTACCACCAGAATCAGTATGGGTAATAGATATCCCATTAAAAAGAGTACCAAAAGAAATAATGGTCTTCCTCAATATTTCGTTATAAAAATATTCAAACATTGTTATAGTCCTGGTATATTATTTATGGCATCCCAAAGGGATTGGATTCTGAGAAATCTAAAATCTTATCTGCTTCAGTCTCTATATTAAAGTTATCAGCATATTCCTCAGTTTCTCCAATTTCTGTGTCAATAAGTCTTATGTCATGAGTAGCACCTGAAGATGCTCCAGTTAGAGTCTCTCCAATAATAAATGTTCCTGCTACATTATTTAATTCAAGTATATTAGTATCAGATCTCCATACTCTTACTCTTGCAGTTGTTCCACTTGTACCACCCGTAACAACTTCATTAAACTGGAAGTTGCCAGTACCAGTTCCGCCAGGGATAGAGAATGTGGCATAAATTGGTAGATCTCCAGTAGTATAACCAGAACCAGTATTTGTATACCAAACATTGTTAATCTTACCTGCAGCATTCATAATAGCAACTGCAGCAGCAGTAGTACCAATTCCAGTCTTCGCAATTGAATCTGGAGCAGGGAAGGTAACTGTTGGAGCAGTAGTAAATCCACTACCACTAGCAGTAACTGTTACAATACCTAGAGTGTTATCACTAATAAAGCTAGTAGCAGCAACACCAGATCCTTCACCTTGATTTGTAAATTCAACACCTGGTACAACTGTATATCCAGCACCTGGGTTTATTATATGAATTTCTTGAACAGATTTAAATGCTGAATTAACATTTAAATTACAATATTGAATTCCACTAATCATTTCGCCGATAGTAGCAATACCTGTAACTCCACCAGATGGTGCAGAAGATACTCCTACAGTTGGAATTCCAATATATCCTCCACCACGATTACTAATCTTAAAGTAAGATATAGCACCAGAAGTTATAATTCCAGTATATGCTGCAGCAGTTACTCCCGCACCCACCATAGTAAGTGTTTGTGTTACTCCGAGAATTGTGGAAATACCATCTTCAGTAGTTCCATCTGCTATATCATCTCCTACCAATTCATCATCGATAGCAGCAATACCAGTATCAATAACCTCATCTTCGTAGCGGAAGAGTTCACATCTCAATTCATAAACATAAGTCTTCTGTAGTTGATAGAATGGCTTCTCATGTTCTACATACTTAATCTCAAATAACCTATCTCCTAATGGGAAATAAACTAAATCTCCTTCTTTTGGTCTAGTGGTTAATTTTACATTCGCCTCATTCTTCATTAGGGGTTGAATATAAGTCTCCCATCTCTCTCTAGAGATAGTAAGAGTTATTTCATTAGTTCCTTCAATACCAAACTTTGTCATCAATACGGGATTTTCCGCATATCCATCATAAGTATCAACATATGCTTCTAAAGGATATGCATCATCAAACTTAGATTGAATTACTTCCCTTATGACTGTATTTTCAGTCATATATTTTCTAGGAAGATAATGCACTTCAACACCATACATCCTCAACTGTTCGTTGATAAGACTTTGAACTAAGCTTTGTTCGTTCTTAGCACCTTGCTGAAAGTATGGGTTAAGTGCCATAATATTAACCTATCATATCTAATGGAGGTAGTTCATAAGTATTAGACATTTGCTCTCTAATGATTTCAAGATCTTTCATCCCGTCATCATAGATTTGCCGTCCGTTTAATTCAATACCTCCTGGCAATTTAACTCCTTGGAATTTAAGTAAATTTTGTCCCCACTGTCTTTTGAAAAGAGCAGCAGTATATTTCTTTAAGAATGAGTCATTCCAAACTCTAGCATAATCATTTGGATTTAATGCTCTGAAACAATCAAGAATTATAAAGTCTCCTACAGTCAAACTAGCCCAATCAATATCTAGATACAATCTATCCATCCTCTGATTAAATCTTATTTGCTTTTGAGTAGTCAATAAGAATTGAATATCCTCCAAATAAGTTTTAGTCATCGCATAGGTCAATATTTCAGTAGAACCCCAATAATAAATGTCATTCAAGAATAACTGATACTTAACACTAAACATGTTATTAGTAGCAGTATTAAGTCCATCAAAATGATATATCTTAGTTATACCAATAACTTCTGGAGGAACTTGTAAATAATTNCTATTNTCNTANTAANNAAATGTAGTTNCTNNTCCNGCAATATNTGCTGTAGCAGTCTCAGTNACTATTCCTACGGTTCCATAATTTCCATTAGTAGATGCTCTACCTCTATCAATATCATCTTGAGTTACCCGATATTTCATAAAGGTTTGAGAAACACCATCAAANTGNCTCTCTTGNAAATATTGAATAGCATCGTCTATTAGGTCATCACATTGTTCTGTGGCTAGATTAATTTCCAGCACAGGAGCACCTAATTGCCTTAGACAATATTCCTTAAATTCGTTCCTGCTTGCTGGTTGAGCCATTTATACAACTATTCTTTTAGATATTTAGGGAACAGAAGAGATGCCTGCATACACTAGAATATTACCATTAACAATATTATATATTGTTGAACCAGAACTTACTAATACATTATATACATATCTTCCTTCTGACAAATCTCTAGTTTCACCAGCAGTTAAAGTTAATTCAAATTTTCCTCCTGCGGCACTCGTGAACCCAACATTAAAGGTTGCTAAGGCACCCATTGTTGCCCCTACAGCAACGCTCTTTGCTAATTGTGAAGAACCAGTCCATCCAGTGGTTGTAGCGATTCCTACGGCATTTGCGGATGAGAAATCAAAAGCAGCATTACCAGTATCTACAACAGTAAATTCTGTAATAGATTGAGCTCCACCAAAGATAGTCAAGTTCGCCGCATAAGGAACTCCTGCACTAGGATCAAATGTAATCTTTTTACTTGCCATGGACTAACTCTCTAAGTAAGGATTTTATTTCCCCAATTTCACCTTTTAAATTATCAAGATCTTCTTTCATAGTATCAAGATCCTGTTCTTTTACTTTTTTAATAGAACGGGTAGTAACATACTTATCATGGTCAAAAGAATTGATGTTGATAATTGAATTTGTGTTAGGATCTCTAGCAAGATCCCCATGTCCTTCCACTTTATACATCATGCTAGTGCCATTACTCTTAATTTCTTCATGCGAGGAACAAAAACTTGACTTGTTGAAGTAAGAAGAAGTTTAATCCTATAAGATCTAAATGAAGGCAATTGATCAGCAGTAAATACATACTCTGCAAATTCCAACTCACCACTCTCAAATCCAGTAGAATTTACCTTAGGAATGAATACATCAGATTGTCCATCACTATCTTTTAATGCAATAACTTGATTTCTACTATTCAAATTACCAAATCCAGGGAATGGTGTAAAGATAGGTTCTTCACCTTCTGTATTTGATATTGAATAGAATGCTCTTATATCACAATTAACATTAATATGAGCATCAACGAATATTTTAAGAGAGCTGGCACTATTCTCAAGAAGTACTTCTTTAGAAATATACTGACATGCCGTTGGATCAGTATCCATACCATTTACTCTACTATCTGTCGCATAATCAGCAATTACACTATTAACTCTATTAGAAGTAGTAATAACAGACAATCTCTGAGCATCAATAACTGGACTTAAACGACTATCAGTAGTATTAAGGAATAATCTCATATTCATAGATTTATTTCCGGGAAGAGTTCCCAGTTTCAAATCTTCATTAATCTTAGATGCAATCATTCTAGGAGTATGGAAGAAATTGGACACATTTGGTGTAATACTTTCAAATCCAGCATCNAACCAAGGAATTTCATTTCCATCAATACTCTGACTA